GGAGGAGGTGTGTTGCACCTGCAAGAAATTGTAGTTTCTTCACACCTCGGGGCTAGGCGCCCCAATTATCTCCGTATTGTTTTGGGGTTTGGTTAGAATAGTGTAGAGGTTTTGCCTCTATGAATACTATTTAGCCAATGGGATGGGACCCTTGCGAGTCCTTCCGTACCCAATTCAGAAATGCCTAGTACCGTTCTTTTAAATGTAATGCGTCCCCGTAACGGTACACGGTAAAACGCATTGCTGTCGTCCACAAGGGACGTTTCACAGTCCGTGCCGACTTCTGCTGGCACGAGTCGTGAAGCCATACCCTTATATGGGCAAAGCCCGTCATGGTTGACGTTGTGTTGATCGGTCACCGGTACGAGTACTGGTACCTGAGGTTGACTTGTGAGATTAATTAGGCAAGGATTGAAAAAATCCCCAGCCTGTATTTCTCGCTTAAAGCCTAGCCTAGGTTCGTACGGATTGTACCTGCCGAGAGCAATACAGTGTCGACCGACGTTGGGTAAGTCCCCAGTTTCGCGCTCAATGATTCGGTACAGGTACTCAGCGGTCTGGAAAAGACCAGCATCAACCAACTGTCTGCATAAGCGCTCAGTCTGGAGAATAGCATTGGTAGAAGTACCATAGCTACCATTCTCTTTGACTTCTCTAAGGGGCATATACCCATTCCGATATATACTAGTCGGACCTAGTCCCGCGTTCGATAAACGAAATCGAACAGGGGCGACATCTACACCGTGGTAGTAATCGGTTCCACAGCTTTCTCTGAAGTATCCCTTTACGTAGGACTTTTTGTCATTGACAGCAAGTCCAAGGCTTTCTAGGCCTTCCTTTACGTAGGAGTAAAACTCCGAAGGGACGCAGAGATCGTCACCATACACATAGACGCTCCGAGAGACCATCTTGATGATGTTCATCCTCTTTCTTGAGGTCGGATAACGGTTTTGTAGTATGGAATCGACTGCTGAGAGGTAAACTACCAAGGCGAGAACTGGGAAACAAAGGCCACTACCCATGTTTGCGTGTTTTCGAAGCCTGATCCTATATTGGGATTTTATGCCTTTTATAGGGGCTCCTAAAGACGCATATGGTGTCCGGAAACGTGAGCAAAACTCTCTAACTCCAGCAGTGTGCTGGAAAAGAGAGCTCGTAAGCACATAGTGCACACGGTCACTCGCGTCTTTTAAATCCATGGTGGCGTATTTCCTGTCTTGCGAGGACTCCTTGGCAATCCTCTGATTCACTGTTTGATCGGCAAAATTGATCCTGCCGTCAGACTCGTGAGACAACGATTGTGCGGCGAAATCTGCGAAAGAGAGTTGCATCTTTAAAGAATAGATGGGCTCTTTTGAGATAGTTCGCGGACCGCGCGAGTCCTTAGGCACAAACAAGACTTCAGCCGTGTTTTGATTATTAAGAACCTTTATAGGTTCACGGCTGGAGGGATATGCGCGAAAATAGCCTTTATAAGGGTTGTGACGGTTGTCACAAGTACCTACGATTGTCGACTTAGAGCGTTTGAAATGCTCTGCGTTGACAAATTGGCTATCTGGACCCGTAACATCTTCGGATCCAAAGAAAGCGCCAGGACCAAATCTTGGCCTGAAGTCCCTTAAAATGTCTTGTGTTGTAGCGCTTGAAAACCTAGGGAAGATAGTATGCATTAACTTGCGCATACGATCGACCCTACCCCAATCGTTTATTTCTGGGATGTCTCTGTCGGTTTGAACGTACTTGGATCGCGCCATACTGAGTTCCTTGCTAGTAAAACGGAAGGCCGTTTTATAGAAGAATTCACAGAATTGGCGGATGGTACGCAAAGATACGGCACATCCATCGATGGCTTTCTCTAAAAAACCTGACATAAAGTCGGGAGATTTGCCTTTCCACCTGAAATTTGTTAACTCAGATCTTTGGGACAAAATCTCGCCTGCCTCAATACACCGAAGTGTATACGCAGAAAAGAGGGGAAGGATTTTTGTGACAAACGGTAAACCTTCTTGTTGAAGTCGCTGTAAAGCGTACCGTTTGTCAAGGGGGTCCAAGCCTAGGTCATTGGCTAATTTTGTCAGCAAATTCCCAAGACATAGAACCGCCCTTCTGTTCTTCTTTCTTATGGAAGAATTGGGTTTAGTGGACGTAGTCACGGAAGCTCCGACCGGTTAATCCGGTAATTGGGGCAATCCTTTATAGTGGCTATGCTTCACCTAAGAGGATACGATTCACGGTTTCAGTCGTAAGAAAGAGAGCGATATCGTTTGTGGCATAGTCGACATCTGCGGCTGCGAAGCCGTCAGGTACGACTGCCTGCAAAGAAACGCTCATTTTTCGACGAGTAGGAGTAGCGACTCCATCAGTCCAGATGTCCTTTTCGACAATCCGGGTGACGGAGAAGGAAGTAGGGCCGGTTTTGCCGGCGCGCTTTCCAGGCACAATACGGATAGCATTCATAACGGCTCCGAAAACGGACGTCGAGAGATTGTATAATCCAGTGCCGATGCTACTGAAGATACGTGAATCTAAGGTTATGGTGTTAAAAGCCATGGTCGCCTCTGGTTGGTCTGGGTTTAATCCTGGTGGAACCAGGGTACATTAGACGCTGGGGTGGAAGTCGACGAAGTTGGAGATATCTCCCTTCTCGTCATCAAACCAAGTGGCAAGGCCAGCTAAGAACCCTAAGGGGTTCGTAAGCTTAGAGCCGCGTCCTTCTTTGCCAGCCGCCGCTAGAAAGGCTGTGTTGAACAGACCTCTGTAAGACGGCGATTTGTATTTTGGCTCAACGGTGGGCCTACTACTTAAGTTAAGAGTAGCAGGCTGACGAGTATATACTTTATACTCACATGAAGAGCCATGAGTGTTCCATGCAGGATCAGGTTGTTGCATAACAACCGCCGACACAGAATACCCTCCCGAAAGTACAAATTTTGGAGAAAACCATCCACGAGGATGAATAGACTCCAAGAAATCTCCAACTGGAAGAAAATAATCAACCACGAAAGAGAAAGGGATAATGTCCCATAGTACTTTAGGGTCGACATTGAGCCCAATTTCGTCAAGAAAGACGTTAAGGGCATCAGTCGGATCGTCCGGAAATACCATATTACCATCGATTGTACCGCGTAAGGTCAAAGTCCCACTACTGTTGTAGAGGAACGGGCCGCCGAGGTGCATTGGAGTGGAAAAACGAATCCGGCGAGAAATGGGTTTGCCAATAATTTTCTCATATGATTTTTGGAGGCCGTCATGTATGCTAGAAAGCGTACCGACAAGCGACTTCAAATCGCTTACGAAGGGGCGTATGCCCCAAGTGACACCTCCATAGGAGAGAGACTGGAAAAGCTTCTTCGTAAACATAGCAATCGTTTCATCCCACTCTAACAAGAACGGGATTAAGTCGAAAGTGTTGTCTTCCTGGAAGTCCAATCCTATATACCCTTGCGAAAGGGCATAGTCTATTAACCACGGGAAACGGACAGCGTCTATGTACGACCAATTAAGTTCGTCGAGATTAGCTCCACCGTCATACCTGTGGCCTCCTGGTTTCGAGACTTGTACGTGAGTACAAGGGTTGTATTGGTAATACTCCCCTTTGCGATTACGTTGTGAAGTGACCGTGGAAATGGTGCCCTGTACCCGATTAACTTCGGTGTATGGCCCTTGTTTCCCATAACGGGCAAAAGCAATGTAATTACGAGTCTTGATAGGCATATGAGTACCTAGGTAAGGATCAGCGGGCGAGGCCCGC